ACGAGTACTTTTTAAGCCTAAAGAAAAGACAAGAACCTATTATCGAAATTTTAGAACACTATTCAATAGACACTCAAAACAAATAACAATGGATAATCAAATACAAAACTTATTAAACTTAGGTATAAATTTAAACAAATTTTATTGTATACAAGTTCAATCTTGCGACATAGTACTACAAGGGTGGGTAACAAGTTCCTTAATGAATGATCTAAATGTATTAGGGTATGAGTTTGATTATGAAAAAGAAAATAATTGGTTTCTTTGTAGAAAAGGAAACGTAAGAATTGTCTTAACTTTAAACTATTAATTATGGATAATATTTTAGAAGCAGCTAAGTTTATTGATTACAATGCAGAAACAGGAGAGGTAAAACATTTGTTAAGAAAAAATTCAAATGGCTCTTTTGATAAAGATGGCTATTTAATTATTAAAATAAAAGGTAAACAATATAAGGCACATAGATTAGCTTATGCAAAGTATCATAATTGTATACCAAATGGAGTTATTGACCATATAAATAGAATACCATCAGACAATAGAATTATTAATTTAAGAGATACAACTCAGCACCAAAACTGTTTGAATGTTATTAGAAAACCAAACCATAAAACAGGAATTATTGGTGTATATTTAGATAATACTAATGGACTTAAAAAGAAATATGCTACTAAAATATTAAACAAAACTTATAGATTTTATACATTACAAGAAGCAATAGATTTTAGAAAAAATATAAATTACGCAATATGAACAAATTAATGCAAATCCAAAACGAATTAAAATCTCCTAAAAGCCAATTTAATAAATTTGGCGGTTACGCTTATAGAAATGCAGAAGATATATTAGAAGCAGTAAAGCCTTTATTATTTAAGCACAAATGCATATTAACTATTACAGATGATATTTCAATGATTGGTAATAGAATATATGTAAAATCAACTGCAAGGATATTTGATGAAACTGACTCAGTAGAAGCCACCGCATTTGCAAGAGAACCTGAGGCACAAAAAGGAATGTCAGATAGCCAAATTACCGGAGCAGCAAGTAGCTATGCCAGGAAGTACGCACTTAACGGACTGTTTGCCATAGACGATACCAAAGATGCAGATGCTACTAATGAGCATAAAGACGAAGTAAGCGAAGGGCAAAAGGCGTTCTTAATCGAAGCACTTGATAAGACAAAGTTTACTCAGGAACAGAAGTATAAAGCTATTGAGAAAATCAAAGCTATCAAGACCTTAGACGAATTTAACAAGATCAAAGAAACAATTAAAAAAAGCTAATATGAAAACCGCAATGCAAGAATTAAAAGATTGGGCTAATCAATATAAAGGTCAAATGATTTCAGCAGACCAAGTTGTATTAAAAGCACATAACTTACTTACAAAAGAAAAAGAAATATGCATATTACTTGCAGAAAAAGTATTAGATAATTTAATAGAAGAAGACATTAACGAAAAAGAAAACTAATGAAAGAATTGCTACCATTTGAAAGGCAAATATTGTTAGCTGAAGTTTACCACTACGCTTGGTATAACGAAGAGGCTTACTCAGACCTTTTAGCGTTTATAGATAAGTATCAAACCATTTTAGATAAACCAGTATTTTTAACCCAAATCCCAAACAATGACACAGAAACAACAAATCTTGAACCACTTGCTTTCGGGCAAAACATTGACACCAATCCAGGCTCTAACGAAATTTAATAGCCTGAGATTATCGGCAGTTATCTTTGAATTAAAACGCAAAGGATATAAGATACAGTCCGATTTAATTAACGTAGGTAATAAGAAACAACCTAAATTTGTAAGTAAATATTCACTAATAAAAAAGTAAAAAATGGAACAAAAAAAATGGAGTGCAGGTGCTTGGAAAAAGCAAACCACTAAAGGAGAAGTAATTAATTTTACAATCAATGATGTTAAATACTCAATGTGGGTTAATGCTTACAAGACCGAGGATAAGCAACCAGATTACAAGATTTATTTAAATGATTTCAAACCTAAAGAAGACACGGAAGGATTGCCGTTTTAATTATGCTAACTAAAAATAGAGATGTTTCAATAAGACAACTAAAGGAGTTATACTATGCTCAACGTAATACCCACGTTAAATTGCACGAAATGATGTCGCAGTTAGGGTTGTTAGGCATAGAAGACAACGAGCCTTTAGGTGCGGATATAGGTGCGAGAAGCATCGTTAAATTAGTTGAAGAGGTATTTGAATGCGATATATCAAGAAGGGATAGGAGTTTAAGAACTACCTTTGGTCGCAAGGCTGCTGCTTACTTACTTAGAAGGTACACTAAATTGAACCTAAAAGAGATAAGCGCATACACCGGCACTAAAGACCATACCACCGCAATTCACAATATCAAACAAGCAAACAACCTAATTGACACGGAAGATTGGTTTAAGGACAAATTAAAAAGAATTTGTCAAAAGATTGAAATTACCGAAAATTAGTTTATATTTGTAAAAAGACACATAGACGAACTGCGAACCGCCTATGTGTTTAGTGGTTAAATAATAATAACCCTGGTAGTTCGCAGCTATCGGGGTTTATTTTTTTTATGGCAAAAGACCCAGCGTTTTTATTTTATCCCGGTGACTATGTAAGTGGCACTATGGGAATGACATTTGAAGAGAAGGGAGCATATATGGACTTGCTTATGCTTCAGTTTAACCGAGGGCATATGAACACTCATATGATACAACATACGGTTGGTCACTTGTGGGATCAAGTTAAATGCAAGTTTATTCAGGATAACGAAGGTTTATGGTACAATGTCAGGCTTGATGTTGAAAAAGAAAAGCGTAAAACCTTTACTGAGTCAAGGCGAAACAATATGAAACCTAAAGACAAACCCTCATATGAACCCCCATATGAAACGCATATGCAACACCATATGGACTCCCATATGGAAAATGTAAATGAAAATATAAATAAAGATATTAATACTAATAAAAGTAAATGTAGTTTTGAACAAGCTTTTGAATATATGGCTAATAAAATTAGTTTAGATTTAGCTAAGATTGAAGCTGAAAAGTTTGTAAATTACTATACAAGCAACGGGTGGAAAGTAGGGAAAAACCCTATGAAAAGTTGGACACACGCAGCAAATACTTGGTTAATAAACTCTAAACAATATGCAAAAGGAACTACAAAAAATCACAGAAAACTTAATAAGCACGAACTCGAAGAACTTAGAAATCACAACTACGTCTTCTCTACTTCCTATGGAGAAGGAGATTATGACCGCATTCTCGGGGGAAAGAATGAGGAACCTAAACTCTATCATATTTAAGCAAAACATTATTTACCTTATGCAGCTTGTAGGAATTAATACTCCTGGCGATGTTAAGTTAGCAATCCTTGAGGATTGGATAAGAACCGAGTATGGTGGGTTTACAATAAACGAAGTTAAAGTAGCGTTTAAGCAAATGGTAGCAAATGACTTTATAGATCACTACCAGAACTTTAGTCCTGCATACTTTAGTCAGGTTATGGATAGGTACAAGAAAAAAGCAAACGAAGTAAGAAAAATGATACCACAAGAACGAGTTGAAGCAATCCCACACTTAACCGATTTAGAGATAATTGATTACAGTTACCAGGAATATAAGGTTCTGGAAAATAGAACTTTTGACAGGTTGTTTAACCCTTTATCCGTATTTACAAAACTTAATAGTACAGGCATCAAGGTATGGACAAAAGAAGATGGCGCACTTGCTAAAAAGAAACTTATGGAGATTATTACCTATAAGGCTAATAAAATGGACATTATAAGTGCAAAGCAGTACCGAGATGAATGGACTGAGAGTTGGCTAAAGAACCAGGCTCGTGCAGTTGCAGTAGCTTTATTTTTTGAAGAACAAATTGCTAATAATAAAACTTCTTTTAAATGAGGCATGGCAGTTTATTTAGCGGAATAGGTGGCTTTGATTTAGCAGCAGAATGGTGCGGTTGGGAAAACGTATTTCATTGCGAATGGAACACCTTTGGTCAAAAAGTTTTAAAACATCACTTCCCAAATTCAATATCTTACAATGACATCACAAAAACAGATTTCACTATTCACAGAGGAACAATCGACATTATTAGTGGAGGCTTCCCTTGCCAACCCTACTCAAGTGCAGGAAAGCGACTTGGCAAAGAAGATGAGAGACACCTCTGGCCAGAAATGCTTAGAGCAATTCGGGAAATTCAACCAAGTTGGGTTGTGGGCGAGAACGTTCGCGGACTTACTAATTGGAACGGGGGATTGGTATTCGACGAAGTGCAAACTGAGTTGGAAGCTGAAGGCTACGAAGTCCTCCCGTTTTTACTTCCAGCTTGTGCCGTTAACGCACCCCACAGAAGAGACCGAATCTGGTTTGTGGCTTTCAACACCAAGAGCAATAGAAGTGCCAAGGTCGGAAAAATTCTCGAAGGGAAGAGTAATGAGTCCATCGGAATATGCTCAAAAAATATCAATGCTACCGACACCAACAGCAATGGACTCGACCAATGCGACAGTGCATATGAAATCTCCGCAACTAACGGAAGGCTCGATGCACTCAGTAACATTAACGAGAGCAATGGTAATGGGGTTATTACCGACACCTGTAGCATCGGACAAGAATGCAGGAAGGAGGGGAAATGCTCCGAGGGAAGGACACAATCCAATGACGAACTCACTAAAAGATGCAATAAATTTCCAAGAACAAACTTCGAAATGTTCCCAACTCAACCCCCTATTTGTGGAGGAGATGATGGGCTTCCCAAAGAATTGGACAACATTACCTTTTCTAAATGGAGAAACGAAAGCATCAAAGCCTACGGAAATGCAATAGTTCCACAGGTAGCTTATCAAATATTTAAAAGTATTTGTCAATATCAAAAACTTTAGTATATTTTTGCTTTATGACCGCAAACGAATTAACCAAAGAAGCAATAAAGACCCTAAATAAAAACGGATGCTTTGTATGGCGTAACAATAACTTAGCAGTTCGTGGGCGCACCTTTATAGGACTTAAAGGAGTTCCAGATGTAGTAGGATTCCACACGCAAACAGGAGTAGCGGTTTATTGCGAAACAAAAGCCATTGGAGATAAACTTAGTAGCTATCAAATAGCATTCTTAAACTTAGCAAAAACGGCAAATTGTTTTTGTTATATAGCAACCGAAGAAAACGGCAAACTAACCTTAAAAGAATATGAACAAGAATAGCATCATATTAGAACTTTGGGAAAGCCGAGAACTTAAGGAAGCAATAGACAAAATGCAGCCTGAAGATTTACGAGACGATTTAAGAAGCGAATTATTTAAGGTGCTATGCGAAATGGATGAGGAACGTTTAATAGATATGCGTACACGCAACGTATTAAAGTTTTATTTGGTTAGAACTATGATTAATATGATGCAGAGTAATACAAGCCAATTTTATCGCACATACCGAAAACCTTTAGAAGTTGAATTAATAGTACACGATAGGGACGAAGATTTACTTAACAAAGTAGAAGACGAACTATCCAAGATGCACTGGTACAAAGCAGAACTATTACGAGTGTATGCTATTAAGCACAACTGCAACGCTAAAGAATTAAGCAGGGTAACCGGCATTCCTTATATGTCAATACATAGGGAATTAAAACTAACTAAACGAGAACTTAAAAAACAATTACGCAAATGATAATTATAGCAGCGATATGCTTTGCAATATTCTTTGTAGAGATACACCAATTCCATAGAAAATGGTATTTAGATTTTAAGCCTTTTAGTTGCACGAGTTGTTTAGCAGCTTGGACAGGTTTAGTTTTATATTTACTACCTGCAATATGTACTGACATCATAGCGTTTGTATTTATTCCGGGAGTGTTAGCACCTTTACTTTCAAAAATAATGTGGAACTTATGGAAATAGAACACAGAAATTATTTAGACCTGCATAGACCTAATTATGAAATGGTGCAGAATGGTTATGTAAGGAATATAGATTTAGACATCTTAAAAATGTACGAGCATATTTATCGCAAGTATATGAACCCAGATTTCATATTAACAGTATGGTGCAGCCATTGTATATTTGATATGATAAAACGCTTGTACGAATGGTACGATTTACAACCACAACCAAAGAAAAAGAATGCAAAGGGTAATTAATTTTAGCGGTGGCAAAACTTCTGCTTATATGACTATCCAAGAATATAAGCCAGGAGACATAGTATTGTTTTGCGATACTATGAGGGAACACCCTAAAACATATAAATTCATTAATGACTTTGAGGCCTTTGAAAATATACCAGTAACAAGAATAAGTTACGAAGGTGGCTTTGACGGAATGTTAAAAAAAAACAAAGCCTTACCTAATCAGTTTAAAAGGTTTTGCACAATAGAACTAAAGATTAAAACGGCTAAAAGATATTTAAGAAGCATAGGGGTTAGAGAATTTGAAAACCTGGTAGGCTTTAGATATGACGAACCAATGCGAGTTAGCAGACGCACCCAAAGATTTAAGAAGGTACACGATAAGTTCCCTTTGTTTGATAGCAAGATTACTAAACAAATGGTAAATGAGTATTGGAGCAAAAAGCCTTACACTTTGGAAATACCTTCTATATTAGGGAACTGTACTTTGTGTTTTATGAAAGGCAAAAACGCTATCTTAGCAATATTAAGGGAGTTCCCAGAACTTGCAGACGAATGGATCAATGACGAAAAGAATAGCAAATACACTTACTTTAATGGCGTAACAATAGAAACGCTTAAAAGTATATCACAAAATAACTTGTTCAAGGAATTTGATTTAGATAACATTAACCCTGCGTATGACTGCGCTTGTACTACTTAACTATGGCAAACTTTATCCACCCCACCGCTATCATTGGCGATAACGTAATTATCGGAGACGGAAACTACATTGGTCCTTATTGTATTATCGGAGACAAAGCAGAGCATAAAAAGTTTTGGAATAAAGAAAAAGGCAAAGTATACATAGGCGATAACAATGTTATTACAGGTCTTGTAACAATAGACGCAGGAACCGAGATTGATACCTTTATTGGCAATAATTGTTTTATAATGAAACACGCACACATAGGACACGATTGCACAATCTTAGATAATGTAACAATAAGTTGCGGAGCAAAAATAGGTGGGCATTCTATTGTAGATCAAGGTGCTAATATAGGACTTAACGCAGTTCTACATCAATTTGCAAACGTAGGAGAAAATTGTATGGTTGGAGCAAGTGCCTTTTTAAAAGGAGATGCAAAACCAAATACTAAATACGCAGGAGTTCCTGCAAGGGAAATCGGCTCAAACATAAGATAATGAAAGTAGCTATTTTATTACTTGCACAAAACAGACACGATTTAACTCAGCGTGTAATTAACCAAAACTTTTTTAACTCTGGTTATAATGCGGACTGCTTCTTAATAGACAATGGCAGCAACACGCACGAAACGTTTAACTACCCTTTTACTGGTTATGACTTATCAAAAGAAAAGCGAGGCATAGCAGCCGGGGTTAATGCAGGGTTACGCATAACGCAGAACTATGATGCGGTTTGTTTATTAGCTAATGATATTTTATTACCACAAGATTGGTTAGCTAAGTTTGTTCTGTTTGCACAACGAATAGAGAAGACAGGCATAATAGGTATACATTGTGTAGAAGATTTGCCCCCAATAGTAGACGGAGTACATAAAACGCACACACCTTTTGGCGATAACTTTATTACCCGTGAACTTATAGATGCAGTTGGCGGTTACAATACTGAGTACGATCCATACGGAATGCAAGACAGAGATTATGGGGAACGTGCAACAATCTCAGGCTTTACTAATTACTACCTTCCAGATATGCGTTCAGAACATATAGGACACGATGTCGGCAACGGAACGGAATACAGACGAATGAAAGACGAAAGCTTGGCACGTGCGCAAAGCGTGTGGGATAAATACCAAGACATATATCATAACCAAAAGAACATAAGATGCGAATACTTTGTATAACTTCTGCCAACTCAGGTGTAGGACTGCACAGGATAATGATGCCAATAGTACATTTAGAAAAAGAGTACGCACTTATTACAGACGTATTAAATGACGAACTACTTGAGCAAGGGTGGGATATTGTTCTTATGAATAGAATGCTGAATGAAATAGATGCAAAGAAAATGGACACTTGGCGAACCAAGTACGGCTTTAAGTTAGTAGTAGATAATGACGATTATTGGGAACTTAGCGAAAGCCATTTGTTATTTTACAAATACAAATTTGATAACATAGGCAAAAAGATTACCGATTATTTAGAAGTTGCAGACCTATGCACTTGCACACATGAAAGGTTAGCAAGTGAGATAAGCCAATACAATAAGAACGTTCACATATTACCAAACGCATTACCTTACGGACAAGAGCAGTTCCAGGATAACAAGACCGAAGATTACAAGGTT